TAAGAAATTGGAACACCTGTTAAGTTTAATCCACTTAACACACTGCTATTATTATACGCATTTTTTCTATAGTATGCTCTTTGTTGCAGAACTGACCACTCTTCATTAAACAATTCTCGGTTGTAATAACGAAACACACTAGATTCGTTTTCATTGTAGTACGATATTGGAGTTTCTAAATCAGCATTGAGCGCAGCGATTCTGTTTTCTATTTCAGTCTTATACGAATACGGTTCGTTCACAGTGGTGGTATTATAAGGAGAACCATCAAAGAAAGGAGGAGTGCTTGGAACTATTGGAACTATTGGAACTATTGCTTTGCGTGGAGCCTCATCACTTAGATTTTCAAGCTTGTAATCGTTTACCGCAAATTTTATGGTTGCCATAAGAGGTTTAACTTCGGTGTCCATATAAGAAAATTCAAAACCAGACAACTCTGTTGGAAATATTCCGTAAAGAGTTACTTTGCGAAATGGGTTTTTCTTGTTTGTAAGATACATTAAAACTGCTTCGTGCCACACTTCTCGCAAAGGAAGAACTTCACTAAAATCCCTGTAAGGAGTTCCTTCTTTCATCCATTTTAATATTTCAAAATAGTTTTTGAAATCCTCGGATACCAAGAAATTTGCAGTGAAAGAACCTATTCTTGCAGTAGCAGCAGGAATTTTTAGCTTTGGGCCTAGCATAAAGTCGCCTTCTATCGGCGCACCACCCATATCATTTAGTATAATGCTTTGAACAAAATAAGAAAATGTTGGAAGTTTTTTAATTTCAAATTGAAAGTTTTGTGGAACTGCAAGATTGGTGTTTGTAGGTTTGCCACTAAATCCTGTGGGTCTTGTTGGTAGTCCGTAATCTAAATCACTCATGTTAAAGATTCCACAGTGTAGTAGGTGAATTGCATGGTGCAGGTTGCAACAAGATTGTTTGCTTCAGGATCTGCACTATTAAAAGTTATTCCTGACAGGTTAGAAGGAAACAGCCCGCGAAAATGAAATCGAGCTATTGGATTTTTCTTGTTAGATAAAATAATTAGTTGACCTTCTTCACTCATCCAATTATGATAGTCTGCTAGTTCTGTGTAATCTCTGAACGAAGTCATAGACCGAAACCATGTTTGTAGTTCGTCAAAGTTTTTCATATCCTCATTGATAAGATATGTGAAAGACAAATCTCCGTGACTAATTTCTCCACTAGGAGTTTTCAATGCTAATCCTCGACCCGACTTATAGACTAGTTCAGGAGAGCTTGTGCCAGGAACAGTAACCGAAGTACAAAAGTAAACAGCATTAGGAACTTTAGGCAACAAAAAAACAAAATTTGAAGGTGCAGATATGTTTGTGTTTATAGGAAGATTCTGTAATGATCCAGAATTGATAAAACTAGGCAACCCATAATCTGCTTCACTCATAATTATATTTATAAAACAACAACGCCCCCTTTCGGAGGCGTTGGCGTTATTTTTATTAAAAACCTGTTGGTTTAGAACAGATTTGCAACTTTAACAATACGGTAGTACATGTTACGACGAACAGTTGAATTCAAATCACTTGTAACAGAACCATTTGAATCCATAACAAACGGATTATGAATCATGCCGTAACGAGTCTTGAAACCAATCTTTGGTTGGAAACTGTTCTCGCCTACTGCACGAACCATCTGCAATGGTACATAAGGGCAATAGAAAAGACCTGCATCGTATGGACTTGAACCCTTGTAACCAACACAGAAGAACTCGTGAGTTGCAGTCTGTGAAGCATAAGGATCAATGTACACCTTGAGACGACCGTTAAGAACACCTGCAAAGGTGCTACCCGTGTCATCAACATTCAAGTTGGTTGAAAGAGCAGGAGCGTAATCCAATACGCCTGCCATGCTAAGCGCAGAAGCAACATCGGCGGAGCAGAGAACAAAGTTGCCCTTGCCACGACGAGTTTCCTTGGCGATTGCATTGCATTCGCGTTCCATTTGGAACAACAGACCCTTGAACTTTTCAACACTCCAACGACCGTTTGAATCTACATTGAGATCGAACACGCCAGTGGTCTGAGTAAGACCACTACGAGCGCCCAACTTAGCAGACACATAGATGCGTCGAACTACTTCACGATTGATTTCCGCAAGGATTTCACTCGACAAGATGTTTGCGAGTTCGGTTTCAGCATCGAGACCGTGAATCGCCTTCAAGTCTTGCGCCAATTCCATTGTGTATTCAGCCTTCAACGCACGAGTTTGTGCGGTGACGGTTGTTTTTTCAATGGAGAACGCCATTTGTGCAAATTGGTTGTTTGCATATTGTGAACCGTTTGGATAACCCAAACCTTCACCTACGGTTGTTGACATGGCAGTTCCGATGAACGGATCAGCCTGACCAGACAAACCAAATGCATTAGCACTCGCACCAGCACTTACCCATGCAGAACTAGCAAATGGATCGGTTTGAATACCTGTACCACCACCCAACGCACCGTAACCCGCAGTTGGGCCGGCGGTTGCGCCAGTAAGACCTGTTGCAGGTGCGCCAGAGAAGCGACTATTTGCTTCTTGGAACAGTGCTTCTTCACCAGCTTGATTATCGTAACGACTACGAAGTGCAAAGATCAAGCCTGTTGGGCCGGACATTGGTTGCACACCGCAAACATCGTATGCGATAAGATTTGGCATGGCACGGCGGACGAGTGAGATGAGAATCGGATCCCATTTCGCTACGCCAGCACCTGCACCACCACCCATATCACCGGCGGAATTTGGTGCAGCATCTTCGCGAAGATATTGCTGTTGATTCTCCAAGAGAATCGTTGTGACTGCTCGTCGATAAGGATCGGCGATTTCCGGAAGTTCCGTGTGTTCAAGGATTGGCTTCCATTTATTTTGTAATGCTTCTGAAATAGTAAGTTCCATTTGTTATTTACTCCTGTAGTGTAATTAGTGGTTAAAGTTATTTATCAAATTGTCTTTTTTGAATTTTTATTCAATCGGGACAACATCTGTGAATATGCTTCCATCGACTCGGACAATTGTTGATGTTGTTCAGTCGCAGGGGCGTTCTCTTCCGCAGTCATATCATCTTCAACAGTTTCTGCAAGATAAGACTTGCCAGAACCTTCAAAGTACGACTCGCGAATTATTTGTAACTTGGTCTGAAAGTCTTTGTTGTTATCAAAACCAACACCTTCAGAAAGTTTTACGAAACGATCCTTGTCGGTATCCGCCAAACCTTCTGTCATTTCTGATACAAAGGTTTTGCGCTCCAACGAAGAATAAGTTTCTTTAAGTTCAATATTTTTGTTGATTTCTTTGTTTAAAGCATCGGTCATAGCTTCTACTTGTTCTGCCATTTGATCCAAGATATCGGTTTTGCCTTGTGGCACTTCGATATTGTGGTTCAAGAACAAAGAACGAAGACCTTCCATAAACTCTTCGGTAACTTCAACACGAAGGCCCTTTTCAAGAGCAAGTTTATTATCTTCCATCCATTCCTCAACAACATACGACAGGTATGAATCTAATTGTTGTGTCATTTCACCTTTGAGAATTTCAGTTTGTTCAAGAAGTTTGTTTGAAAACTCTTCTTGAATTTCTGAATGAATTACTTCAACACGCTCGTTTAATGCGGTCTCAAAAATGGTTTCTGCTTTGGTTCGGAATTCTTCACTAAGTTCTTCGTCGTTAAACATTGCATCCATATGAACCTTGACACTCTCGGATTTACCCGAACGCTTGTTGTCAACATTCTTGAGCTGCTTGTCACTAGCACCAGCGGCATCTTCGGATGTTGGTTCAGCAACAACCGCACCACCACCAACACTCTTATAGAGACCCTTGTACTTAGGGGACTCCTTTGATTTGGCCGCAGCAGGAAGATTGCTCTTATCGCTAGAAGCGCGCTTTGAAGAAACAGATGCTTTCAATTTTGAAGCGGCATCTTTTGCTTCTTCAATATTTTCATCTTCTTCAGAGTCATCATCGGTTACGACGATTTCGTCTTCTGAGGTTTCGGTCTCTTCTGTTTCCTCTGATTCGAGGATTTCTTCTACTTCTTCGTCTTTAAATGAATCCATTTAACTGGCTCCTTGTGATTGTGTGAGGGTGTCAACTCTTATTTAGTATTATTAAAGGTTTCGCAAAAACTTCTCAAATACTTTAATTTTTGCTTCTTCTAGTTTTCTAGAGGAAGCATTAGTAATTTCTTTCTTCATATCTTCAATGTCTTTTTCTACCAAACGACCTGATTCAAAAATCCATTCTTTGCCTTCCATAATGCCACGAACAAATGCTTCTGGAGCAGACGGATCTGCAACAATATCAGCAGCGGTAGCAATTTGAAAATCATTTTTAACATAGTTTACGCCGTTCTTTTCTTCTAAAGAACCGATGCCTCTGCTAGAAACACCCAATTTAGCACCTTCATCGATTAGATTTTTAACAATCTTACCGTAGGGGGTGTCCATGATTTTGGCACGACCAATAAAATTCTTTTTGTCTGCGTACAGATTTGTAATCATATGAGATACTCGTTCCAAATTAATGGTTGGGCCCTCTGGATGACCCAATTCTCCAAACGCTCGTTTTTGATTTACAAAACTAGAACTATACTCTTTAATTTTTTTATTCATCATATCAAATTCATAAACTCTTCCGTTACGATTCTTTTGATCGCACATTAAAAAGATGCCTTCAATAAAATAATTCTTTTGGCCTGGTGCAGGCTCTTCCGTTAAAATTTGAACTTCTTCGTTTATATCGCAAAATAGTTTCATTTGTTTCTCCTGTGATTGTTATACATGACGAGTCACAAATTCCATAATCACAGTTGCAGACATATTATTGGTGCTTGGGCCAATAGTGTTGGTTACTGATGCCATTCCTGTAGAGCCGTAAGAAAGATTTGGAATGGTTAGTTTTTCTAGGTTTACATCACCTGCACTACCTGCGGGAATAGTAAACGCGGTAAACGCAGTTAGGCCAGTAAATTTAATTTCTATAGTTCCAGTTACACCATCGCAACCCCACGCAATTCTAGACAACGCTGCAGAATTAAAAGTTAATCCTGATGTGGCAAATTCTCCAGATGTTGGCC